AATATACCACACCACCCAGTTCCCATTCAAAGAAACAATACTACCTTTGGCGAAAAGAAAGGTAATGAATTATATGATTCAATCTAAATTAATTTCTAAAAAAAATTTGACAAATAAAGTATAATAATTTAATTTTACATTATGGATTTAGGACTATATGAAATACTGAAAAACCTCTCCAAACAATATCCAAATGATATGGAGTTTGGTTCAAAAGTGAGAATAATTCTCAAAGAAATGAACGGTGAGGTTAATACCGACTTATTAAGTACTTTAGTTGGGAAACAAGAAATGGAAACTTTGAAAGAAAAGTTAGAACCAACAAAAGAGGAGTTATCAAAATTAGAAGAATTTTTAAGTAACCTTAAAACAAACGAAGATGGGATTTAATAAGAGATTTTTAAACAAACAACAAATCCTAAGAAACCTACATCACATAATGGAATACCTTGACGCCGACGCTGTTTTTACAACGGACGAATTTTCTCGTGCCGTTTACAACCTATTCAATAGTGGTGCCGATGAAGAAACAATAATCAACTATATAAATAATAATAAATGAAAGTTAAATTAGAATACGTTTGGCTTGATGGATATACACCTGAACCAAATTTAAGAAGCAAAGTTAAAATCGTAGATTACGAATCAATTAAAAACGTAGTACAAGTTGGTAAGTTACCTGTTTGGAATTTTGACGGCTCATCAACAAATCAAGCAGATACTGGAAATTCCGATAGAATATTAAAACCGGTTAGAGTATATACAAAATATGGGTTTCCATTAGAAAACAACACAGTTTATGTGTTATGTGAGGTTATGGATTCAGATGGTAAACCACATGAATCTAATATGAGAGCAAAATTAAATGAAGAGGAAGAAGGTCTTTGGTTTGGTTTTGAACAAGAGTATTTTATCCGTGAAGAAATCAACGGAGGTATTTTAGGACACAAAAGAAACATCCTTAAAGGTCAGGGTGAATATTATTGTGGTGTGGGTCATAATGTTGCTGGACGTGATTTTGTTGAGGACCACTTAAATATGTGTTTAGAATATGGTATTGATATTACAGGAACAAACGCTGAAGTTGCGTTAGGTCAGTGGGAATACCAAGTATTTTCAAAAGGTAAATTAAAAGGTGGTGACGACCTATGGATGAGTAGATATTTCCTTTATAAAATTTCTGAAAAGTATAAATACCATATTGATTTACACCCTAAACCACTTACACACGGTGAATGGAATGGTTCAGGATTACATACCAACTTCTCAAACAATAAAATGAGAGATAATGGTGGTTACGATTATTTCATGGCTATTTTCAATTCATTTGCATCAAGACATGAAGAACACATCAACGCATATGGGTCAAACAATCATTTAAGATTAACTGGTGGATTTGAAACACAAGCGATTGATAAATTCAGTTGGGGTGTTTCTGATAGAGGAGCATCGATTAGAGTTCCACAGGACACGGCAAAAGAATGGAAAGGTTATGTTGAAGATAGAAGACCTGGGTCAAACGCTGACCCATACAAAATTATCAGAGAAGTTTCAAAATCATTAGATACTGCTGAAGAAATTTTGGAAATTAAAACTAATATGAAATCTAATGTAAATGTGTCAGGATTAAGTGAAAAATACCGAACCATTTCTAACGATGAATTGTTAAAAGAATATAGAGAAGAATAATGGAACAAGTAAATCACCCACAGCATTATGGTGGAGAAAATAATCCTTACGAAGCAATCAAAGTAATTGATGCTTGGGAATTGGGTTTTAGTTTAGGAAACACAGTAAAATATATATCACGTGCAGGAAAAAAAGGAAAAGATAAAGAACTTGAAGACCTCAGAAAAGCCCTCTGGTACCTCCAACACCACATCGAAACCCTTGAAAAGTAAAACGGGTCTTGACAAGGAAATAAATGTATTAGATGCGATAACAACACCAAATGAATTAATCCGTGAAACCTCAATTAACTTTATGTGGGGGTTTTTAGGTAACTCTATTGTTGTGTTTGCCTCAAAAGAACTGGACTTTTTAGTTTTAATTAACTATATTGTTTATTACATATTGATTTCGTATATTGTGAATAGGAAAAAATATGAAACCATGTTGGGTAAATTTATAGTACTACCAGGTTCCGCAGCTATTGGTGCGTTTACAGGTTATAAATTAGCTCAAATAATCGCTCAAACACTTTAATTATGGAAGAATGGAACTCAGACGATTTTCAAGGTAGAAGCCGAGACCGTGTAGAAAGAAACTATAGAATTCTTGCGATACTGATAGTTTTTGGATGGTTGGTAGGAACCTGTATTGTCTTATATAATATATTTGATTACATTTTTTAATCTATAATAATATGAAATATTACAAAATTATCCTTGCTGGTAGAGGTGCGGAACTTTACCCATTTGAATTGAATACTAAACAGTATGATGCGTTACGTGATGGTGGTGTTGAACAAGATGAATTGGAATACGACCAAATTTGTGAAATTTTAGAGGTCGATAGTTATTTTGATTCACCAAATGAATCAATCATGGGACCATTCCCAAATGCGTTTATTTTAAGAGTAGAAGACGAGGAAGGTAAAGTTGTTTATGAAACTGAGGTTTTAGACGTAGATAAGGTTGATTACGAAGAAAAACATTGTAGCGATAAAGCGTTTTTAATCGTCGAGGATTATTGTAAGGGTGAACAAGTTGTTTACGACATACCACTTGAAGAAGATTTTGACATTGATAAATTAAGATTAAAAGTCTATGATGTTGGTTGTAGAGTAGAAGTAATAAACGAAATCATATATGATGAAAAATCATATGAAATTTATAAATCATATGGTGATACGACCAGTAAAGGATACTATTACCATTTAACTGCAGGAATATAATAAGACATGGAATTAACACAACAACAAATTGATGACATTGATAATATCCTTTTAACAATAGATGAGGATTTATCATTTGAAGAAAAACACGAAGAAGTAATGGACACCTGTTTGGATAACGGAGTTTTTAATTTAGAAGACGACGAAGATGGGGATTTATATGAAGAGTACTCAAATTTAGTTTGGGATTATTTAGAAGAAAAATTAGAAGTATGATAGAGACAGGAAGAATAATTAATGGAGATTGTGTTGAGGTGATGAAGACGTTACCTGAGGGTTGTATTGACCTAATTGTGACATCACCACCTTATGGTGTGGGAATTGACTATGACGTACACGAAGATGATATGGAATTTAATGACTATGTTGAATTTGCTAAATCTTGGTTGACTGAAGCGTATAAAGTATTGAAAGACGACGGACGTATCGCTTTGAATATCCCTTACGAAATCAACAGACAGAAAAAAGGTGGTCGTATCTTTTTTGTTTCTGAGATGTGGCAAATTATGAAAGAAATAGGTTTTGGTTTCTTTGGTATTGTTGACCTTGAAGAACAATCACCACATAGAAGCAAAACTACCGCTTGGGGTTCATGGATGAGCCCATCCAGTCCTTACATTTACAATCCAAAAGAATGTGTAATTTTGGCTTACAAAAAACACCACATTAAGAAAGTAAAAGGACAACCACAGTGGGAAGGAGTTCCAACCGAAATTGAACAAGAGGACGGAACATTAAAGAAAAAAATGGTTTATGAGGAAAACGATAAGAAAGAGTTTATGGAACTTGTGTTTGGTCAGTGGAATTACTTTGCAGATACTAAATCACTCACCAAGGCAACGTTCTCGATGGATATACCCACCAAAGCGATTAAGATATTATCCTACAAGAACGATATAGTTATGGACCCGTTCTCAGGTAGTGGAACTAGTTTGGTGGCAGCTGAAGTTTTAGGAAGAAGATGGTTAGGTATTGAGTTAAGTGAAAATTACGCTAAAATAGCACAAACGAGAGTTGATTATTTTAAAACACTCGACACTATAAATGAAATCCCACAATAGTGGGATTTTTTATTTTCCAAGGTATTTATAAGTATGAGAAAATTGATTACAGAATCTGGTATTAGAAATATTAAAGATTTAGCGAGAAGATATCCAAATGCAAAAATATACTTTCATCAGGACTTGGATGGTGTAACAACTGCTATAGGAATGAAAAATTATTTAGAACAGTATGGTATAAAAGTAATTGATGCTGAGGTAATACAGTATGGTGATAAAGAATTTGCAATCAAAAAAGTAGAGGCTAATAGTGATACAATGCCTGTATTGGTTGATTTTGCACACGGTAAACCTATGTTCGTTATTCATACTGACCACCACGACACTCAGGCTGGCGTAGAATCAGGAACCTCAGTTAATTTTAGACCTTCAAGGTCCAATGTTGAAACTTTATCTCAAATTATATCACCAAAAGAAATATTCCCAGATTCTGATATAAGTTTGATATCCACAGTTGACTCTGCTAATTTTGCGTCAAACAATATTACACCAGAAATGGTTATGAATTATCTTTTCAAAATCGATAAAGATTCAGATTTAAAAAGAAATAAAACTATTATGGGGTTAGTAACAAACAAATTACTTTTAGCCTTTAAAAATAAACCTGGTTTTTTAGAAGAAATTGTATTAAATGCTAAACCATCTCTTTTAAGTATTTTAAATAACATAAAAAAACAAGTTGAGTCTAAAGGGTATGCTAATGTTGAAGAGTTAGTTGCTAATCAGATGGATTATATACAAAAACAAAAAACAAGTGATAAAGTAAATAGGGTTGGAAATATTATTGTACAATACGGAGGAGGAAGTATGGTAAAACCTGGTTCGTATGATAGGTATACCCCTTTTAGAAACAATCCTGATGCTGATTTTATAGTTATTGCTTGGCCTTTAGGTTTAGTTCAGGCGTCTTGTAACCCATACAAACAAGATAGGTCACTTAAAGGAGTTGATTTAGGGGAGATGAAAAATGAAGTTCTAAGTAAATTTGAAAGTAGGTTAAAAGCGCAAAAAATTACTTTTGGAACTTTGAAAAGAATATCAGAAACAACCGCGGATTACCAATCTGTAGGTTTTACATTGAAAGATATGATGGCGATATATGGAAAATCACCATCATTTAAAGTAGAAGGTAAGACAGAAATAATGAATATTATTAGTGATATTTCTAATAAGTTATATAAATCTCTTTCTGAAAAACAAAAACAGTTTTTAGATAGAATTAGTGTTAATGGTTGGGATGTAGTTTTAGCTAATTCAGGTGGTCACAAATGTATAACAAACATTTCTGGTTTAAGTTTTTTATACAGAAAAGAGCGTAAAAATAATCAATCAGACGTAACTGAAAACATACCAGAAGAACTTATGCATATTGCAACGTACAATGGTGAAAATAATTTTGTTAAAGAAATTAAGTCCAAATTGTTAAAATTTGGTAAATTATCGGATAAACAAATTGAAATTGCAACAAGCGTCATTAATAAGGAATCGAAACCTGAAAATAATAAACTTTCTGATGATGATAATATAACAACTTACGTTGAACTTACTAAAGCAATTCAAAATGAGTTCGTAAACGTATTAAATGATAAAATTGAAAAGTCTTCAAACATTACAGAAAATGAAATAAAAGACACAAAAAAATATTACGTAGACGAAAGTCAAATACAAGGTAAGGGTGTATTCGCAGCTAAAGATATTAAGAAGGGTGAAACAATAGGATTACTACATAACATTATTGAAATGGGGTCTAATTATAAGTTTACTGAATTAGGTAAATTCCATAACCATAGAGATAATACAAATTGTCATAACGAATTAGTTGATGGTAACAAAAGATATTTAGTAGCAACTAGAGACATACCTGAAGGTGAAGAATTAACCACAGACTATAGGTTACAATCAGATTTAGAACAACCTATAGATGGATGGAATATAAATGAATCTAAAAACTTCAAACCCGAAATTGATGGATATAGAACATATTCCCCATTTAAAGATTTGGAGTATATTGTTGTTGAAGGTAATGGTATTGATTGCGACAACATTGTTTATGATTTAATGTTAATTGGTGATAATGGTAACGTTAAATACTGTAAAAAAAATACCGGTAAATATTTTATTGAAGGGGCTAAAAGAGTGGTGGAAATACCTTTAAAAGAAGACGAAAACCCAGAAACATTATTATCATCTAAGAGAATATTTTCTAAATGGTTAGAAGAAAAAATAGACAAAATAGACACTGACGACACATTAGTTGAAACTTTTTTTAACTAATTTATCTATCTAATAGAGTTTTCAATTATTTGGTAATATTTATATTTACCAAAAAAATCAAACTTTTTATTTTTTTTATTTGACAAATCTAAATAATATTGTTAGATTTGTAAAACAATTGGGTAACGACCTAATTAATAATTGACATAGTGTAAACCTTAAAAACTTTTTTATGGAAGAAGAAAACGTAATCTTCTACTACTTTAATGAAAAAGGACAAAAGCTATATACTCCAAACGATATGTTTGCG